AGCAGGAGATCACCCAGATCAACGAAAACTACCGTCGCCGCAGCGTCGCCACCGACAAGAAGGGCAATCCCCTCGTGAACGGCGGCGAGCTCGTCTGGAAGACCGAGCGCGACAATGCCCGCGCCCTGCGCCATATCGTCGTGAAGTCTCTCCAGTACCCGAAGCTGGACGACCCGGAGCTGATGAAGTTCTATAACTGCGTGGACATCACCGATATGCCGCTGCTGGTGTTCAGCAAACCGGGCGATTATGATTACGTCGCTCGGAACGTCATGCAGATTCTCGGCATGATCGACGCCCCGGATGAAGACGATCTGAAAGCCGCAAAAAACTGATCTGCGCGGCGGGCTCGGACGGCTACTGGGCGCACACCCTATGGCAGCGACACGGGCTGCACCCGGAAGAGTACGACGCCATGCCGCGGAAGATGAAGCTCTTCTACATCGCTTCTGAGCTTGTTGTTGATGATGAACGCAAGCAGGCGAAGATCGTAGCGGAGGCTCAAAGAAATATGAGGAGGTGAGGACTAAATGGCAAACTTGACCGCAAGATTTCAGCTCATCGACCAGATGAGCCAGAAGATGGCTGACATCGCCAACAACGGCGAGTCCATGCTGAGCAAGTGGGAGTCTGCGGGCGATGCAGCAAGCGCGGCCCTGGACGGCATTTCGTCCTCGGCTTCCAATGTAGCTGCTGCCGCTGATGGCGTTGCTTCCTCGATCGGCAGCATCGAAGGGGCGGTCAGCGGCGCGGGCTCTGCGGCAGACGAGCTCGCAGAGTCCCTCGATCGGTACGGTGCGGCAGCAGACGAGGCCTCGGAGAAGGCCGACTACTGGACAAACGCCGTCGGTGGCTATGACAAGGCAATGCTGGAGGCGTCTTACTCCACCAAAGAGCTGGTGGACATGGGGCTGAAATCCACCGCTGCCCTGAACGATCTAAACGACATGATGGCTCTCTGCGAGAAGTCCTCCGACGAGCTGTCCGAGTCCGTTGAGGCCGCAGCCGGAATCCATAACGATCTGACCGCCGCCGTCAAGAAGACCGGCGATCAGCTCGAAGACCTCATGCAGAACGAAAAGGTTTCGGCTGAAACCAAAAAGGAGCTGGAGGAGGCCAGCACCGCAGCAGCAGATGCCCTCAAAGAGCTTGCAAAAGCCCAGAGCGACGCCGATGCTGCGATGCAGAATTACCAGGCTGTTTTGTCGTCCGGCACGGAAGACCTCGACAAGCTGGAGGCTGCGGCTGAACAGGCAGGCCATGCAGCGGAGACTCTGGCGGAAGCCAACGGTAAGGCCAGCGACGCAACCGACACGCTGTCTAAGGCTACCCAAAAGGCCAGCGACGAGGCCGAAGACGCCGGAAAGACTGGTGCTGATGCTGTCGAAACGATCGCTCAGGCCCTCACTACGGCTGGCATCACGGCTACAATCAAGGAGATCACATCCTCGGTTTACGAGCTGACCGACAGTTACAGCAACGCCGAGAAGATTGTCGTCAACGCCACCGGTGCGACGGGCGAGGCGTTGGACAGCCTGGGCGCGAGTATGCTGAAAGCCTACTCTGGCAACGACGACGCCCTTGACAGCGTGGCCGGTGCCGTCGGCGAGATCAACACTCGCCTGGGCTACACCGGCGATACGCTTTCGGAGGTTACGGGCCAGTTCCTAGACTTCGCGGACATTACCGGCCAGGATGTCGTTGGTTCCGTTCAGCTTGTTACCAAGGTGATGAACAAATGGAACGTGGACGCATCCAAGCTGCCGAATGTTCTCGACGATCTGGCCTATGCCGGACAAATTTCCGGCTTGTCCGTTACCACTCTGAGCAATACCCTGATTACGGGCGCATCGTCCTTGCAGGAGCTGGGCCTGTCGCTGGAGAACGCGATCGGCCTGCTGGCTCAGATGGAGCTCTATGGCGTCGAGGGAACCTCTACGATCACCGCCATGCGCACTGCTGTCAAGAAGTTTGCTTCTGATGGTCTGGATGCACAGACGGCTTTGCAGAACACAATAACCGAGATCGCCAACATGAAGGACAGCTCCGAGGCGACCACGGAGGCCGTTGAGATTTTCGGCAGCAAAGTGGGCGTTGACTTTGCGCGGGCTATCCGCGACGGCGCAATCACGACCGACACCCTGACGGGATCTCTGGACGCTGCCGTGGGCACGCTGGAGAAAACCGCTGAGGCTGGCGAGAGTCTGAGCGAGAAGTGGGAGAAGTCCAACAACAAAATGAATGTTGCCTTCACTCAAGTTCTGGAGCCTGCTATCCATGATACGTCGGCTGAGCTGGCCGACCTCTGGGGACAGGTTGGGGACTTCCTCACTGAGCACCCGAACGTCGTGAAGGCCCTGACCGCGATCGGCACCGGCCTGGGCACGGTGGCCGTTGGCGTGGCCGGTCTGTCCGCGGCGATGTCTGCCGCAAAGGTGATTCAAGCCGGGTTCTTCGCTCCGCTGGTTCCGTATCTGCCGGTGCTGCTCGGCGTGGCGGCTGGCGTCACGGCGATAACTGCTGCCGTCACCATACTGGGCAACAAGTACGAGGACGCCTACAAGGAAACGCAGTCCATGACCGCCGTAACTGCTGAGCAGCAGAAAGAGCTGGAATCGTTGGAGGAACAGTACCAGATCGCCTGCGATACCTACGGCGACACGTCCGATCAGGCGTCCTCTTTGAAGTACCGCATCGACACCCTGTCTGAGTCTTTGAACAGCAACGGGCAGTCCGTCGGTGATCTCATTTCTGAGTGCGACAACCTGATCGACAAGCACAGCTCCCTGATGGACGAGCTGGACAACAACACGGAGTCTGTGCATAAGAACGAACTGGAAAATCTCGCGCTGATCGCCCGCCTGTCTGAGCTGGCAAGCTCTACCGGGGAGGCGGCAGGAAAACAGCAGGAAATGCAGGCCATTCTCGACGAGCTGAACGGCAACATCGACGGCCTGAACATGACCTACGAAGACCTGACCGAAAACCAGGACAAGAGCCTCGCCTACATCAAGCAGATGGCTCAGGAACAGGCAAAGCAGGAAGCCTATAACGAGAAGTACCAGGAGTACGTCGATCTCATTAAGCAGCAGGCTCAGGAGCAGGAGGAGCTTGCAAAGGTTCAGGATGAAGTCACAGCCGCCCAGCAGCGGGCCAACGATGCGCAGAAGGTCTACCAGGACTACATCGCCGATCTCTACGCACAAGACCCGACCGGGATGTCTACGATCTCTGCACAGTGGTCGGAGCAGGCGGCCAACGCCGACGCTGCTGCTGATGCTTTGCAAGAGGTTCTGGACAAACAGACCAAGTTGCAGTACGCCTACGACGAAACCGGCAAGAAGATCGAGGAGATCGAGGAGGGCTACAACGCCGCTGCTGATGCTGCGAAGGCCGCCGCAGAGGAAGGCGTTACCTATGGCGAGGCCATTTCTCAGGCGTACAGCGATGTGCGTTCTGATGTGGAAAAGCTCTGTCAGGCATACGACGACGCATACCAGGCGGCAAAGGATAGCTTCGAGGGCCAGTTTGATCTCTTCGATCAGGCGTCCACGAAGTCGAGCGACTACCTGAACGCGAGCGTTTCCAACGCGCAGGCGGCTCTCGACTCGCAGCTCAACTACTGGAACACCTACACCGCCAACATTGAAACGCTGAAAGCCACCTCCGCGGACGATCTGGGAATCACCGAGGAGAACTACAAGGCTCTGATGTCCTACGTCCAGGACGGCAGCGAACAGGCCGCCGGTCTTGCCGCAAGCATGGTTCAGTCGATCAACAGCGGCAACAAGGACGCTGTGGCAAAGCTGGCCGACACCCTGGCCGACGTCACCGCCAAGCAGGATGCGGCGGCTCAGGCAACTGCCGACTGGGTAACGGACTACGAGAACCAGCTCGATGACTTCCAGAAGAAAATGGAAGGCACGGTGGACTCTCTCGACCTCTCCGACGAGGCAGGGAAGGCCGCGAAGGACACCATTGCCGAGTATGTCCAGAAGCTCAAAGACGGCAAGAAGGACGCCGTAGCCGCTGCAAAGGATGTGGCCGCATCTGTGGCTCTGGCCTTGCAGAACGGCTCTACTCCCTCTGTTCCCGCGTCTACCACAACGACCGTCCCCGGACATGCTGGAGGCACGACGGACGCTGAAGATGTGTTCGTTGCCGGTGAGAATGGCCCGGAGCTGATCGTCGGTAAGCAGGGAAGCACCGTCTTTCCGACCGAGGAAACAGACAAAATCATCGATGCTTTGAATGGCATGGAGCCTGCATCCGATACATCAAACGAGAAAAAATTTGACCAGTTTTTGCAGGCGCTCACGGGTGTTACCGTTGATGCTCCTGAACCTGGCCCAGGCGAATCGCTCTTCGATTCCGTGCTGGGTAAGGTTGCAGACATCGTGTCTGGCAAGAACTCCGATCTGGAGGCAATTAACGCCGCCTACACTGGCCTTCCTGAAGTATCGACGGTCGCGCTTCCGGCCTCCAATGCCCCCGTTGCTGCCGAGGCTGCACCGCTGAATGTTCAGCCGAATGCTCAGACAGCGGCCCAAGAAAGCACAGACGCCACGAAAGAGATCACCAAGAGAATCATTCTGGAGATCGTCGGCAATGGCTCTGTGACCGTTTCTGGAGGCTCTGGCGACGGCATGTCTGAGAAGGCCGTGCTTGAACTGCTCACGAACAACATCAAACCTGTTCTGATGGGCGTTATCAAGGATGAAATCTTTGAGGAGGGCCAGCTGTCTTATGACTATTAACTACCAAATTTGGTTCACTTGGAACGCGGAGAAAGAGAAAATGCGGCTGCCCGTATTGCCTGAGAAATTCAACGTCAAGAACGGCAGCAACAACCGCTCTGTTGATCTCACCGGCCTTGGTGAAGTCACGATCATGCAGAGCCGCCCTGCTTTGCAATTTAGCTTCTCCAGTTTCTTTCCGGCGCACGGCTTTCCGGGCATGAAGTCTCTGATCGCCGTTCCGCCGATTCTGTACGTCCGCATGATCGAGCGGTGGAAGAAGAGCCGGGTTCCGATACACTTCATCTGCACAGGAATGCACATCAACCTGTACTGCACTATCGAGAGTTTCAACTACCGCGAGGACGGCGGCGACGTCGGAACCTATCACTACGACATCACCCTGAAAGAGTATCAGGAAGTGCCGTTGAAAACGGTAACGATCGACTCTTCCCTGGTGGCTACCGTGCAGGACACCGTGGCCCGCGTTGACAGCACGTCTACCCCGAAGACCTACACTGTCAAGAAGGGCGACTGCCTGTACAACATCGCAAAGTCCCTCTACGGGGACGGCTCCAAATACTCCAGCGTCTATGCTGCCAATAAGTCGCTGATTGGCAGCAATCCGAATCTCATTAAACCTGGACAGGTTTTGAAGATTCCGTAAGGAGGGCTGCGCATGGCGAGAATTCAGCTGCTCGTGGTCAAGGACAAGAAGACGATCGACATGACGAACCTTGTGAAGTCCGTCCGCTGGAGCGGTCGCAAAGGCAGTTCTGCCCGTACCATCACCGTGGCAATGATTGACGATGACGGCTATCGTCACGCCCGCAGCGGTATCGACGTTGCGGATGGAAACCAGTGCGTTTTCCTGGTCGATGGCAAGGAACGGTTCAGGGGCATCCTTATGAACCAAAACCAAGGCGACAATAAGCAACTCAAATTTAAGGCATACGACAACGGCATCTACCTTGCCAACAACAAGGACACATTCGTCTACAAGAACAAGACTGCCGATCAGGTGTTCTCTGACGTGTGCTCCAGGTTCGGCATCCCCACGGGAGAGGTCGCAAAGTGTTCCTACAAAATCCCTGAGTTTACGAAGAGCAAGACCACCGGCCAGGATGCAGTGCTGGACGCCCTCAGCCTTGACTACAAGGCGACCGGCACCCGGCACTTTATCAGCAGCGACAAGGGAAAGCTGAGTCTTCTCCAGCGAAAAGATCAGGTTATTTCCTTTGTTGTGGACGGCGACGCGAATCTGTACGGCTATTCCTACACGAAAAGCATTGAGTCCATCAAAACCCGCGTGAAGATGATCTCAAAAGAGGGAACCACCCTCGCGGAGAAAAGCAATTCCTCGCTGGAGCAGAAGATCGGAATTTTCCAGGAAATCCAGCAGCCGGACGAATCCCTCACGAAAGCCCAAGTTAAAGACCTGGTAGGGAGCGTCCTCGACACCCTGGACGACCCGGAGGAAACGCTGATGCTCAACATCCTGGGAGACCCGGACGTTATATCCGGAAAGGCGATTCTGGTAAAGATTCCGCATCTGGACATAAGCCGTGCCTATTATGTGGACAGCGACGACCACACGTTTGAGGACAATATGCACACCATGAGCCTGACGCTGACAACGGCGGCAGAGATCAAGAAGGAGGGGTGATCTGAGTGGAGGCAAACAGCTTGAAAGGGCTTTTTCAGGGCTTGATACCGCCCGGAAGTGCAATCCTGCAAGGAACCGTCACGAAGGACGACCCGCTGGAGATCACCGCCGCCAATGACAGCAAACTCGTGATCTCAGGCGAGCAACTAATAGTACCTTGGCACCTTACCGACTACACCACCCACGCAGACTATACGATGGGAGACAAGGGCGAGCTACGGGATGAAACCTACACGAAGGTTGATGGCGAGCACCAGCACGTTGATTCGCGTGGCGGTGACACCTCAAAGGTCAAGCACAAACACTACGTTGAAAAACTCAACGCCTACAAAATGACTTTGAAGGTTTATAACCATCTGCAAAAAGACGACCTGGTTTATCTGCTTTCCATCAACAATGGAAAGCTGTACTACGTCCTCGATCGAGTGGCGGGCCAGGTGGCCGGAAAGGACATCTGAAATGGCCGTTTATATCCCAATCAATATCGCGGATGTCCAGGATGCACAGGAAATGTCGTCCAGGACGTACCGTCTTGATCTTGACGCGGGGCGAATCGTCGGCTTCGTGGATAACCTCGAAGCGGTGCAGCAGGCTATCCGAAAGGCCATAATCACCCCGCGTTTTAAGTGCCTGATCTACGATAAACAGTACGGCTCTGAGATCGAAGACGCCGTTATTGCGAAGGACGCAAGCCGCGAGTATGCGCAATCCGTCATTGAGGGATTCGTAAAAGATGCTCTCGCGCCGGACAGCCGCATCCTAGAAT